TCTAGACGGTTCACCACCATGCTCTGCATTCTCTATGTCTGGGGCAGTAGTTCAAGGCGGTGGCCACTCTAAAGGTTTTGGTAAAACTAAAAAGTATTCTGATGGTAAGAAAGTAGAAAACATTGAGGATTTGTTTTTTGAGTTTCTTAGAGTTGCTGAAGAGATTAAACCAAAAGTAATTGTTGCTGAGAATGTGGCAGGTCTTATGATGGGTGAAGCAAAACAATACTACTACAAAATTACAAATACATTTGAGAAGATTGGTTATGATGTATCTTCTATGGTTTTGGACTCATCACATTATGGTGTACCACAAACAAGAAAGAGAGTTATCTTTATTGCAGTTCGTGAAGATGTGACTGAAGCTATTGGTCTTACCTTTATGAATATTGCTGGTATATTTCCAGACAAATTTACTGATGCAATTACTTGTGGTGATGCCTTTAGTGATTTAGAATACGATGAAGAAGAAATAAAGATGTTAACCGAAAAGTTTGCAAAGGGTTCTCATTTTGAGACAGCATCTAAGATGCCACTTGATCCTGAGAAAGTATTAACTGGCTGTGATTATCATCCAAAGGGTCATCACTTCAATATGAAAAGAATTTCAAGACACAAACCATCTCCTACTATCACAGCTTCTGGCGGTTGCATTCATTGGAGTGAGATGAGAAAACTAGCATTGTGTGAGTCCAGACGAGCAATGTCCTTACCAGATGATTTTAAATTGACAGGTAAGTGGGAGCAAAAGTCTGAAAGGATGGGACGTATGGTTCCACCTTTGATGATGAAGGCTGTAGCAGATGCAGTATATAATAATGTAATTAAACCTTATAAGGAGTTAAATAATGGCTGATTTTACTTTTGCCCATCGTGAAGAGGGTTTTGACGAACACATTGAACAATCAATTCGTGGGTATTCTAATCTACTAGAAGATGTAATTAGTTTGTCACGATACTTTGTAGAAGACGATACAAATATAGTTGACATTGGATGTTCAACAGGTAAACTAACAAAGGCTATGATTGAATATAATCAAGATCACTGTGTCAATGGTAATTGGATTGGTGTTGAAATTGCTGATGGTTTTATTAATGACCTAGAAGATAGACAAAAAGAAATAACTAATGGCTCAAGTAATTTTGCCGAGGTAGATTTTATCATGGAAGATGTTCGTGATTTTGATTTTAATAATTGTTCCTTGGTTACATCTATTTTTACTTTACAATTCATGCCAAAGAAAGATAGAAGAGAAGTTATTAGTAACATCTATGATGGATTAAATGAGGGTGGTGCTTTTATATTCTCTGAGAAGACTGTATGTGAAAGTGCACTTGTACAAGATATGATTACATTTAACTATTATGATTATAAGAGAAAGTCTTTTACTACAGATGATATTATGGATAAAGAAAGAACATTAAGAAACATGATGAAACCTAATACTTGGGAAGAAATCATAGATATGCTTTCATATGCAGGGTTCAAAGACATTCAACCATTTTGGCGCAACCACGCTTTCGTTGGTGCGTTAGCAATCAAATAGGAAAAGAAATGAAAACATTATTAAAAAGTGAAACTAAAGATTGGTTTGAGGAAGTAACCGCAGATGGCGTTCGCCGCATTCGTATTGAAACTGCTACAGTAAACCATTTTCCAAAAGACACAGAAAAAAGACACAACCCAACACAAACATTAAATGTGGAGTATATATAAATGGACTTATTGAAAGACTATCAAAGTTTTGTAGATGAAGTGACAAGTGACCAATCAAAAAACTTACCTGATATGATTGAAGCTTTAGAAATATTAGAAGAACAGGGAGTTAACCCAGCAAGGTTACTTACTGCTGCAACTGGTCTTGCAGGCGAATGTGGTGAATTTAACGAGATAGTTAAGAAGTGTTTGTTCCAAGGAAAGTCTATGGATGAAGATAGAATTATTCATTTGCGCAAAGAGCTCGGTGATATAATCTGGTACATTGCCCAAGCTTGCCTGGCCCTAAATACTAACATAGAAGAAATAATTGATATGAACACGGTGAAGTTAGAGTCTCGTTATCCAGGCGGGTTTGATGCTTTTCGTTCAGAGAATAGAAAAGAGGGTGATATATGATGAATGATTTTTTAAAAGACATTATCAAACAAACAGGTAACGAGTATGCAGCACTAGTGAGTGATGGTGTTGAGGCAGGCGATTGTGACTCCTTTATAGACACGGGAAGTTATGTTTTCAATGCGCTTTTAAGTGGTAGTATCTATGGTGGCCTAGCAGCGAACAAAATCAGCGCAATTGCTGGCGAGAGCGCAACTGGAAAAACTTTTTTCGTTATGGGAATGGTCAAGTCGTTTCTTGATGCAAACCCTGATGCTGGTGTTCTATACTTTGAATCTGAAAGTGCGATTACAAAACAGATGGTGATTGATAGGGGTATTGATCCCACACGAATGGTTATCATTCCAGTAACAACTGTACAAGAGTTTCGTACACAGGCAATCAAGATATTGGATATTTATCTTGCAAAGAAAGAATCAGATCGTAAACCAATTATGTTGTGTCTAGATTCATTGGGTATGTTGTCTACTACCAAAGAAGTTGAAGACACTACTGACGGTAAAGAAACTAGAGACATGACACGAGCTCAAGTATTAAAGGCTGCATTTCGTGTATTGACTTTGAAACTTGGTCGTGCAAAAGTACCTATGGTTGTTACTAACCACACTTATGATTCAATGGGATTATTCGCCACGAAAGAAATGGGTGGTGGTTCTGGACTGAAATACGCAGCTTCATCTATTATATTCCTATCTAAGAAGAAAGATAAGGACGGTACAGAAGTTGTTGGTAATATTGTTCATTGTAAGAACCATAAGTCACGATTGACCATTGAGAACAAAATGGTTGATGTTCGTCTGTCATATGAAAAAGGACTTGATAGATACTACGGACTATTGGAACTAGCTATCAAGTATGATATATTTAAACAAATATCAACTCGCATAGAACTTCCTGATGGTACTACACAGTTTGCCAAAACGATTAATAACAATCCAAAAAAATACTTTACAGAAGATGTGATGCAACAACTTGACGCTGCAGCTAGTAAAGAGTTTAAGTATGGTCAAACAGATGTGCTTCTTGAAGATGAAGTAGAGGAAGAATCTGAAAGTTAATGGATAACTATATTAGAAAGTATGACAATGTAGTGACCGATGATTTCTGTGATGGTTTGATTGAAAAGTTTGAATCCCACCCAGAACATCAAGAGAAACTATCTCAGGGCTTAATGTCTTTAACACACCTTGAAATGATGCGTCCAGACACACAAGTCTGGAACAAAGACATTATGTACCTTGTAGATATTTTTAAGCAAAATGTCGCGACATACAAAAAGGATTGCAAGATTGAGCCAGTAATGTGGCCCAATAAATACTCAGTTGAATCATTTAGAATAAAACGGTATTTACCAGATGATGTTGACCAATTTGGGCCTCATGTAGATTCAAAAGATTCAAATACTTGCAAAAGATTTCTTAGCTTCTTTTTATATCTAGATAACAACGATAGTGGTTCAACTATGTTTCCACAAATGGATATAACATCAGAGTGCAAGAAGGGAACACTATTAATGTTTCCACCGTTGTGGCCTTGGCTACATGCTGGAGAAAAACCAGTCAATAAACCAAAATATATATTAGGGAGTTATTTAAAATATGTCTGAGTTATTAGACCAATTCGGTCAACCAATTAGAAGTAAAACTGCTGATGCACCTACTAGTTTACCAACAGTAGAACAAATTCTACAAGACCCCATCACAAAGAAATTTCTTTTTCTTAACACCAAAGAAGAACCAGATGTTACTTGCATTGGTCTTACAGATGAAACAGATTATTCTGGTGTCGTCTATAAGTATGGCCAAGTCACTATTCCAGATGAATCTAAAATAGTTGATGGAGAGGCATTGCGTTTAGAGTTTAAATATGATATAATAGAGAACAATGGATACGACAAAGAAAAGTTTGGAGAAGATTTCTTTAAACTTATTGGAGATATTCTATACCATATTATTATAACTCAAGCAGAGGATGGATCAATTGACGAACCAAACGATAGAACGGACAGCGTTAAGTAATTTAGTCCATAATGAAGAATATTGCCGAAAGGTATTACCATTCATTAAACCAGATTATTTTGCTGTCAAAGAAGAACGAGTCGTCTTTGAAGAAATTACAAGTTTTGTTGATAAGTATCGAAAGATGCCAACAAAGATTTCTTTAGAGATTGAGATTGAAACTCGTAAAGATTTAACCGAAAACGAACACCAGAAGATTGTAGAGATTCTCAAAACACTTGATGCAACAGATGTTGATATGGAGTGGTTGGTTGATACTACTGAAAAGTTCTGTAAAGATAAGGCGATTTACAATGCAATTGTTGAAGGTATATCAATTATTGATGGAAAAGATAAGAATCGTGGCGCAGACTCTATACCAAGTCTGCTCACAGATGCCCTTGCCGTATCTTTTGATAATGCTGTTGGTCATGATTACTTTGACGACAGCATCGCAAGATTTGACTTCTATCATAAAATAGAAGAACGCATACCATTTGACCTAGAGTTTTTCAACAAGATTACAAAGGGTGGATTACCACAGAAGACTTTGAATATTGCACTGGCTGGTACAGGTGTTGGTAAATCTCTGTTTATGTGTCACATGGCTGCAAACTGTTTATCTCAAGGTAAGAATGTACTCTACATAACTTTAGAAATGGCTGAGGAACGCATCGCAGAACGTATTGATGCAAACTTACTGAATGTTTCTATGGAAGACTTGCACGATCTACCAAAGTCTATGTTTGAAAACAAGATTAAGAAAATTCAGAAAAAGACTAATGGTAAGTTAATTATCAAAGAGTATCCAACTGCATCTGCTCACTCTGCACACTTTCGTGGTTTGCTCAAAGAACTATCAATCAAAAGGTCTTTCAAACCAGATATGATTTTTATTGACTATCTAAATATATGTGCATCAAGTAGATTGAAAGGTGCAGCTAATGTCAACTCTTACACTTATATCAAGAGTATTGCAGAAGAACTTAGAGGACTTGCCGTTGAAACTAATGTACCGATCATGTCAGCAACACAGACAACGAGAGGTGGATTCACTTCAACAGACATTGGACTTGAGGACACATCTGAATCGTTTGGTTTACCCGCGACAGCAGATTTTATGTTTGCTCTCATATCTAATGAAGAACTTGATGGATTAAACCAAATTGTAGTAAAACAACTCAAAAACCGATACAATGACCCTACTATGAACAAAAGATTCGTTTTAGGTATTGACAGAAGTAAAATGAGATTGTATGATGTAGATAATAGAGAACAAGAGGACTTGGTAGATAGTGGTCAAGATAAACCAGTATTTGACAATACAAGCTTTGGATCAAAATCTACAGCCGATAAACGCATGGCTGCATACAACGATTTCAAGGTTTAATCTCTTATAAATAGTACAATAAACTATATTAAATGGAGAACTTGATGTCTTTGCAGAAGTATGTACGTCAACTACGACCTATTCAAGAAAACTATGTAGACCATGTAGAACAGGTTCAAGATTTTTTTCTAAATGAAGAATTACAATTTCCAAAAGATATTTTTGATGGGTATGAATTTA